GGGATTGAGTCACTAATCCATAATTCACGGCAGCTAGTTGACTACTGTTATAATCTAAATCTAAGAATCTTTGAGAAATTACAGAACCAGTTACGTTTTGAAATGTAGGACCTAAGGAATAGGTTAAGAACATAATGTTCTGTCCACCATGTTGTGAAGGTGCTACAGAAGATGTCCATGGATAGATGTAACTTGTTTGATCTATTTGATCAAAGTAATTATCAGTTGCTAAAATATAGCTTCCGCTAAACTCTCCATTGTACTGTTGAATGTCGTCAGACGAACTAACATAAACATATCCAAAACTTTGGCTTAATGGAGACGAATAAGCTGAGTATTGTATTGGTATAAGTTCTACATAAGCAGTGCTTCCTGTAACTGCACCACCTGCAGATCCGCTCACTCCTAGAAGATAATAATCGGCTATATAAGAACTTGTAGTAGCAGTAGGTTCATGTCTGGGATACTTGCTTCTTTCAAGTATGTGAGATTTTACTACAACACCAGTCAAGGCACTTGCTCTTGCAGGTACCCAGTCTTTAATCATCTTAAAGAGAGAGTTATTATAGTACTTTACAACCCTTATAAAATCTCTTACATTATATCTCTGTAGTCCGGATTCAGGATTGCCTGTAAAGGATTGGCTAAAAAAAATGTTACTTAACTGAACTAAAGGTTCATATGAGCTAGAGTACTGCCAGCCTGGAGAACCGATGAGTTGCATTATATTAAAGTAACCGGGTTCAACAGAGCTTGTAACAATTCCGGAAGATGTTATACTTGCATTTATTGAATCAGCCGGACTAAATGCTGCTTGTACATAATTTGATGTCTTTTGCAGGTCGTTATTAAAATACTGTATACTTACAAAAGGTGAAAGTAGACTCGAAGATAGTTCTAATACGCTACCTGTAATAATTCTCGTGTTACTTATTTCTTGAATACCTGCTACTTGGTAGATATCATATCCACCATATTCATGACCTTGTAGTATGTCGTTAGGAATACCAAACGTGGTTATAAGAGCTCTTAATCCTCTTTCAGTACCTCTTGTTTTAAGAAGGTAAGGCAAGTTGTGATAAATTCTTTTATAAATCTCATCTGTTATTTGAGTGTTTGGAAGTGTATTAAAGGCGTTTGTTGATCCAGTTATAAAACTTATAACATATTGATCTATTTTTTCATCTCCAAATGGTGGAAGCAATAGAGAAGAGCTTAAATATGCGTTACCTGCAAGGGGATACAAACTACTACTGCTTATAACCGGTGTTGAATAGAGGCTTGATGTTACAGGTAAAGATGAGCCTGTTTCATTCAATCCTAGAACAGAATAGTATAAATTATCTGAAATGCTTGTGTTGGTATACAGCCTTACTCCCATAGACTTTATTGCGTTAGCAACTTGATCTAATGATATTCCTTCAAAAGGATTATTGTTAGCTTCATACCTATTTGTAATATCTTTTATGTAAATCCAAATGTTATCAAAGTGTTGTCCAATCATATCCAGAAATACCAAGTATGGAGCATTTTGTGCGTCATCTCTTATATATTGTGGGGTTGTGTATTGTAGTAAATTTGAATTAGTATTGTCGTAGAGCGAAGCGGAATAATACAAACTTGGAGCACTTGGAGTTGGTAAAGTGTTTTCACTACCTAACCAAGATACTGCTTGAGAAGATGTTACAGAATATAAAAGGTAGGGTTGAGAGCTAGTTTGTTTTGGCCAAGAAAACGATTCAGATTCGAAATACAAATAGTATTCGTATCCATCAAATTTTTCTATTATATTATCAATTTGTTGCTGTAGTATAACTTTTGCTGTTGAAGTGTTTACGCTAGATAGTCCTAATGATGCTGACTCAATTAGTTGAAGTTTGTAGACAAAGTTATAAATTCTTTCTGTTGCAGAAGAAAAATGAACAAAATTTGAAAAGCTGCTATAATCAACATTTATTTGTATTCCTTTTTCATCCATCAAAGATTTTATTTGTTGGAAAGAAGAGGTTACAGAAGTTGCAAAAAGATCTCCGTAATTATAATACTTAGTTGTCTGACTTATGGAATCGTTAATTTGTACCTTAAAGTTAGGTCCACTAATTTGTATTGAATCTGATTCGGTGGGTGTTTCTACGTTTATTGAAACGTTAAATTCAGCAGGATTAGCTACTTCAGATACTACCCAAAATTGAGATTTTAAGGTGTATTGAGGAGGTAAGGGTTCGTATAATTTAAATAAAATATATCCTACTCCATCCTCTTCTACATATACTGCATTAACTGCTATTACCAGCGCATCGTTACCAAAGTTCAAATAAAAATCTGGGTAGTAGGTATCTCCTGCAAATGCCGTATTGAACGCATTGAAAGCATCTGCTAATTGTGAATTAGATAAATCTTGCCTAGCTGCTTTAATTTCTGTTCTGGAAGTAGATATTTCCTTTATCCAAAAATTTTGTAATGGAGTAGGTGAAGATAGTAGAAACTTTCTTAAAAAGTTATACTTTACATTTACTATTCCTCTAGTATATCCAGACCTTTTTGCATCATTTTCTGGGTCTAATACTATTTTGTTTGAAGTGCCTGTTAGAGGATTAATTAAATTACCTAGATCATAATTTGAGTCATAGTAATTGCTACTGAGAACTATGCCTGCTTGATCTTTTATAAAATATTCAATGTAATCTTCAGGCGTACCGAAGTTAGGAGTAATCAACGATTTGTTAATCAAAGACAGGTCTTGTGGACTGTATTCTTGATACTGTCCATCTGAGCCTATATATTTTACGTCGACAATTTCCATTAAACTACTCTACTTAGATTTAAATAATTTTGATTTGCTTCTAACAACTGCTGCCTTAATGAGTTTATTTCTTCAATATAAGCTTTTTCGTTGTCAGTTAAGACACCTCCGCCCAAATATTCTGTACTTGTTTTTACTAAATATTCATGAGAGTTAACTTCACCAGTAGCAGGAATGTCAAAAAACAAACTATTATATAAATTAAAAAATTCCTCAACCGTAATCTGTGTTACGTCTGTAGATGCTGTTACAGGGGTATATAGTTCAGAAAATGAGGTATCAATTACCTTTGTATAAGTATTTCTACCATATACTTCTTTTATTAAATTTACTTCTTGCTGCATTATCCTACAATTTTAAATACTAAGTTTTCACCCGTATAAATTACTTCTTCTGCTGGTAGAAGAGCTAGGTCTTCTGTTCCATACAACGATAGTGCATTGTATATTGACTGCTCATTATCATATACAGACAAAGGACCGTAAGTGGTTGAGTAAATATATGTTTTAATTAACAATCTATAGTATCTGTTAATTTCAAGACCGCTTGTGTATAAGGTAAAATAATTACTAACACTATCAGCAGATAACTTGGTATAGTTTGTATCAAAGTCTACAACCATCTCGTTTGTCTTTACGTCTTGTAAAGCCCAATATGATTGTTCGGATAAGTACAAGCTTTTGAGATACACTGAAGAGGTTATAAATTGTCTAGGTGGATAAGTCAACCTTACAGATGTTCTCATCTTATAAACTTCGTTCTGCCTAAATACTCCTGGATTGTTTTGTAAAGTGATTGTAATTTGATCACTTAGTACATAGTTTGTACCTTGAGGATAGTAGTAAGCATCCGCCCATTTAAATTGTATAGTGGGTGGATAGATTGTATGTGTGTCTACTGAAAAGTACTTTAAGTCTACAAACGATGAGGTACTGTTTTCAATTACATCAGGATGTTTAACTATTATACCATAATTTGGAATAGAGCTACTAAACCAAGCGTTCACAATATTTGAAACATCCACGTTTATATCTTTGTCAGACATATAGTCAAAATATTGACTAGAAGTGTAATTGTTGTTCCACGTACCACCTCCAGTTACCCAAAGAGGTGAGTTTTGTGCTGGGCCAGTATACGTCCAACTTACACCATTTCTACTTTCAGGTGTTTGAGCATATTGACCTGTACCCATAACCCATGACTGTGAAACAGCATAAAAATCTAATGAGTATGTTGTGTTGAGATTTTGTGCTGAGGCTAAATATAATCTTAAATAAGAATCCCATGATGCTATAGTAGAATTTACACCCCCTGCAAACGGTTGTGTTATAGAAGCGCTAGTATAACTAAAACTATTACCAGCTACACCGCCTGTACTTGCTGATAAAAATAAATTAGAAGCTGATACAGATGCTGTTATAGCAAACGATGTTAATGAGTTAATTTTATTTGCTACAGCAACCATTGTAAGGTTTGCGGAAGAACCTGTTGTAATATAATAAATTGGTGCACTATCTGTTTGCGTGTTACTAGATGTTAGAAAAAATGTTCCAGATACAGATCCTGTTAATTGAAAATAAGCACCATCTTGGTACGATGAACTTATAGTCGCAGTTGCTGAAATAGCTGGTACGGAAGATTGAGACAAAAAAGTATAAAGAGTATTAATATCGCTAGGAGAAAACTGTAGTACAGCTCTCTTGATGGAATGCGTTGGAAAATATTCAGCTGATATTGCTGCGTTTCCATTAGCAGCTAAATCATAAGTATAATAAGGATTATCTGTTAATCCTACTTGTTGTAAAAATCTAACACCATCTTGATCGTTGCTTACACCTACTTCTAAGATAGGATCTCTACCTGTATTCTTGAGTGGATATCTTGAATACAAAGTAGCATCTGCTGAAGCGAATATGTTGTATACTGCCATTTGTTATAATGTTACTACACGTCCTTGAATATCAACATCTGGGTATTTAACTTCAAAGATACTTGGATCTAAAGAAGGATAAATAACACCGTTCAATGTTGCTGCTGATATGTCATAACTATATTGTGAATAACCTACACCTGTTCCTGATATGTTTGTTATGTTTACTTTTTGTACTGTTTGAACTCCTGTTACTTGATCTAATAGAGTATAGATTTCTGATAGTATTATCGGTTGATTAATCTGCCATTTATTTCTATTAAAGTAATCTTTCAGTGCTACTAAACATCCACCTATCACTTCTCTTGATGTGTAGCTTGGTCTTACAACAATATCAAAACCTACTTGAATGTTTATAATATAAGCATTTTTTAGAATTATAGTATCTGTTAACATTCGATACTGTTCCAAATATGTTTGTATATTTCTTAACAAAGCAGGTCCAGGAGTTGTAAACTGACCAGCACTGTTGTAAGATAAAAGATAAATAGAAGTTGCTAATGGATCTCTTAATCCGTTTTGACCAACTAAGTATCTTGCGAATGTGGCTGTGTCCTTAGTTACATAAGCTTTCGCTACTTGTCCAAACTGTGAGGGCATACCTAGAACTGTACCAAGATAGTCTTGCTGTGTTACAGCTCTCATTTGAGATGGATACTTTGCTAAAGTATTTAATCTTAAATCTTCTGGTGAATCTCCATCACCACCACCTACAGCTCTTGTTGAATTGTTTGTTGCAATAGAAGCTTGGATTGTTACCAAAGTAGCAGGAACTGTCGTACCTGCAGCCGTTGAACTTACAGAAGATATGTAAGTTAGTTCATTAACTTGAACATTGGCTGTAGCTCCTCCACCTACTAAATAAGTTACAGTTAAAGTTGCATTATATGGTGCTAACCCATATGAATCATTTGCTACAAAGTTTGTTGGATCAAATGCTGTATTTAAAAGGTCTAACCCATTTACATTGCCTATACCTACATTGAAAGGATTAGGAATAGATCCAGAAGCAGCCGATATACCGGCTCCAAATTCAAACTCTAAGAGTGTTGAAGACTTGAATCTAGTTACGAATCTTCTAGGCACATTGAGTCTTTCTAAAACATAAGGCACTTCATTAGCTTCTTGATATAAATCGGGATAATTAAGGGCTGTATTTTGTACTGGCTGTAGGATATAATCTTGGGCTAAATAAGGTACTTCATACCATCTATTTCCATCCAAATCTGTTACAGATAGAACTTCAATTATGTTTTCTTCTTCTATAGTTCTTAAAGAAAACCTTTCTGCTGCACCAAATGTAAATGTCGTTGATTTGACTTGTCCGGAAATAGCTTGTGTTGTTTTTTTCAACAAATATGTGTTTGGATTACCTGCAACGGCAGTATAAACACTAATCTCTGTTGGATTAATAGAAGAAGATAAGCTAAAGTCTATTTTATTTGGTAAATAAAAAAAGTTTGATGTATTAACATTTGATCTAACTTGCATTCCTTCTGCAATAGTTAAAGCATAGTTGAAATCTGGTTCATAAGAAGCTCCTGAAGCAGGTAGCTGTTGATAAATGTCTATATCTACTAGTGCTGCTGAAGTTACTTTTGGTCTATAACCCAACATATATGCTAAAGCATATAAGTTATTTGTTTGTTTTGCGTATTCTAAAAAAGTTTCTTGAACTTGGTTATCTAAATAAAATGACAACACATCTCCAACATAGGAAGCCATGTCAATAAACATGGTTCCTGGAGATGAGGTTGAGAAGTCGTTGTAGGAGTTTGGATAATACGCTTTTGCATATTCTATCAATGCTTCTTTAAAAGTATTGAAGTCCTTATTTAAATATCGTATATCTTTATTAGCCATTCATATCTAGTATTACAGTGTCAGAATCTCCAGTATTGTTTACGGTATACGAAAACTGTATTCTTAATAAATTCTCATCTGGTGATGGAAATAGACTTAAGTCTGTTATAACTACATTAGGAAAGTATAACTCTATTCCTGCTCTTATTTGAGTATCCAAATCATCTAAAGTTTCTTGAGATATTTGTTCAAATAACTTATTTCTGATATCAGCACCAAAGTTTGGATTAAAAATTCTCTCTCTTCTGTTTGTTAAAAGAAAATTTATGATATTATACTTTAGCTGCTCTTTAGTTGTATAAACGGTTTCAAATACGGCTGGGTTATTAAAAGGTAAAGAAACACCAATACCAACCGAAGGTCTGAGGTCTAAAACGTTGATATTTCTAAGATTGTAAGCCATTATATTTCTCCGTTAGCTTTCATTTTGGCCATCACACCACTAAAATCAGGTACAGCATTGATTTCAATTGCGTCGAGGTTGGAGCTTTTTCTTGCAGCTGCAAACATTCCGTCTACTGAATCTACTACAGGAGCATCTATTGTTGGTGCTCCACCCATCCCAAAACTAGCTAAATCATTTGTCGTCATGCTTAAGGCCGTTTCTTGAAGTATGCCATTTAAGGCATTATTAGCTCCAAAATTAGGTGGTGTAAAGGGTCTAACTGGTTGAGTATTAAGAGTTCCGGGTATCTTGGTTTTAGCTGGTTTTGTAGATTCAATAATGCTTGCAGAGCCTCCTTTGTGCATAATTGCTTCTTTAAGAATGCCAGAAAGTTCTTCTTGGAAAACTGCTCTAACTTCTTCTCTTATCAATTTTCTTAGTGCGTCGAGATTTGCCATACTTTTATAAATATTTTAGTGATCTAAATTTGTTAAACTGTGGAAGTTGGAAGATTTGTAGCCTTAAATACATTTTCTGCATTAACCTTCTCAGCACTTAGCTGAGTAGCTAGTTTTTCTCTTGATTCGGTAATCTTTGTTCTAACACGTTTTCTTAGTCTTTTTCCTCCTGGTAAATTATTCAAAAATGCATTTAACCCAGTTCCAAGTGCTTCGTTTTGATTGTCAGGCAAGTCTGGATTCTCAATAATATCTAGATTTATATCATCTTGTAGAACATCGTTGTTATCCAAATAAATAAGTGATTCACTTATAACTGCTAGAGAAGAAGGAGCAATTGTACTTAAGGTTGGTTGCACTAATCCCTCAGCTAATAGTTTTTGTTTAACTTCTTCAATAATAACAGAGGTATTTGTTGCAAACGTTAAGTCAGATTGTAAAACAAAGTTTCCGTTTTGATTTAAAGCAATACCTCTTCTTCTTTTGTTTCTTATACTTGGATCAGTTATTTCTTCATCAACAACTCTAATATCGTAAGTACCAAATATAGCAGTGTTGGGATCTATTTTGGAGTCGTAATTTATTATATAAGATCCTAGTTGAGTTTGTAGATTATTTAAATCTTCTACTGTTCTCTTTAATTGTAAAATAACATCTGAATTCTTAGTTGCTTCGCATGCTTCTAAAGTTACGATTAAAGTTCTTAATCTTATTTGAATTTCATTTGCATTTGCAACAATATACCTAACAAAAATAGTAGCAATTGACAATAAGGCGTTAATTTGTTTTAACCTTTTTATTAAACTACCACTAGATTCATCTGCAACCCTTTTTGCTTCGGAAAATGCTTGTTGTACTCCCACAGTCGTAAACAAACTCGGTAATGGATTAGCTAAGAGGAATGTTTTGACAAACTTAAAGACTTTAATCAAAAGTAAAAGAATCTTTATAATAAACTGTGCTTGTGTGAGAATGTTTTGAATTTTTCTGCCAATTCTAATAAAGCTTTGAACTTTATCGTTTATATCTTTAATTGTTTTTATAATTCTGTTTATGTTAATTATTTTACTAAGCTTTTCAACTTGATTTCTCAAATCAAAACCAACAAAATTACTAACTAGAGCAAAAGCATTTTTGAAGTCTAATGTTTGTATAACTACACAAACGGACCTTAATTGAGAAATAGACCTATTCAAAGCCACTAAATCAACGTCAGTTATTTGACGGAAATCGGTAAATTTATTAAAAGTACTTATAGAGTTTTTTACAAAATTAAGGTTACTTGCTAAACCTAAAACATCACCCACCAAATTTTTTTCTTCAGGGGTAAATAGAGATCCAGATGGACCTTGCAAGTCAAAGTCAAATGCATCTAGTATTGCTCTAGTTAAATTAAATAAATTATATTTTGTAATAGAACTTCCAGCCAAATTGCTTTGTCCTGCTGGTAATCCTGATCCTGAAATTGCTGCTTGCTCAGTAATTGGGTCAGGTCCTGTACCAAAGTAGTTGCCAATAAAGGTATTTGGAAATGCATAATATTTGTCTATAGCTACTTGTACAACAAAAGCTTTATCTTGAATAGCATACAGTGCTTTTTGACTTGCTGTTGGATTTTCCGATCTAGGTTTTTTCTTTATATTAACATTCGATATAGCATATGTTATTATGTCACACAGATCCACTGAATTTAAAGCATCTAACGCATTAAAAATTCCTGATTCTATTAAGCTTTGATTCTGGGGTTGTTTAAAAGTTGTTGGTGTGGTTGTGTATTGTAGGCTT